AATTAATAGTGAACACCGTGGCTTTCTGCGGCAGCTTGTTTGGAACAATACGACCAGTGCCAGCAGCATAATTAATGGTACCAGTGGCATCACCAGTGAACTGACCTTGTGCATTCGAGGTTGCTGATTTACTCACCCCATCAAGCAGCCATGAAACGGTGACACTGCTCGCTGCAATACCTTGTTCATCAAACTCAAATTCTATAGCCGCTGGCAATACCGCCAAATTTGCTCGCTCAAAAGTCGTCATTGGCGAACCCCAAAGCAACAAGATTGGGGTATCTACATCTGGTAGTGCACCTGTCGTTAGCAGCCATGAGCCAGTGCTGTAATTGATCGTACCAGCACCATAAGCATCACTTGATCCTTTTAACTGCCCATAGCCATTGTCTTTTAAGGTATAAAACTTGCCTTGTGACATATAAGACACTGTTAGAGAACCAGGTGCAGGAATTGGGACTAAAACACCAGTCCAGTTCGTCGACTGATTGGTTTGTGTCACTGGCACAGCATAAGAATGAAATGGTTGAGTCGGAGCAGCAGCAGGCTTAAAGGTGATATTAAGTGTTGTTGCTCCAGTACCTGCAGATGCAGTCCATTGGATCAGTCCACGCTGATAATCAATGATCCCTACCTGAGTACCGTCTGATTTTTTCAGCAAACCGCCTTGATCTGTAATCGCATTGCCAAACAAAGTAAATGCCAAACTGGATGGCATCACACTTGAGCCGATATACAGGTTCTGTGAAGTACCCACGGTAACAGCATAGGCTGCAGTGATGGTGCCAGCATTACCTGATACCAGAGCCACACTTTCACTCGATGCGTTCAGGTCAATCAGTGGCGTTTCAATCTGTGCTGATGGTACCAACTGGGAAAAAATGCTGGCGGCTTGGATTGTGTATTGCCCAACATTGGCATCTTCAGTCACCTCAACACTGGCATAGTATTTCCCTGTATCGGCGACTAAAGTGTCCCGAATAATCGTAGTGGATTTATTGCCGTTGTACCACTGCAGTGCCGACAACCCTACAAAATCACGCTCCAAAGGATCATTGATGTCGTAAGTCGCTACCTTATATTCAAATGGATTGCCATCTACCATCAAAATTGCTGTACGCGTTTCAGTTTTGGTAATACGAAGAAATTGCTCTTGCTGGTTGGATAAGCCCTCATTGGAAACCAGAACAATCGTATCCCCAACATTCGCTTCGATCTCTTGCTTGAACATGGCCACTTGAATGACTTTCATGCCTTGCCACAAGGTGTCCATAGGAATACCTGCAGTTTGCCCACCTTTCGCTAAATAGTTTTCAACGCGGTTCTGCGCAGCAAGACGCTCATCTGTCCAGCTTTCTGTACTGAATAAGAGTGCAGACACATTTGGATCTTTAGGGTTTTCAGAAACAAATACTGTAGCGCCCATCAAAGCATCAGTATCATCAGTTGTCACGGCAGGAAAGATCTTCCGCATTGACACGCGACCCATGGTGCGGTCCATCTCAGAGACATCATTGAATAAGTTATTGCTCTGTCCATCAACAATGACTTGCCCTGAGTATTTACCACCACCATCATCGGTATCGGTTAAGCGTTCAGACTTGTATAAAACAAGGTTATTGGTCTCAATTGGCATCGCTTAACTCCGTAAATCGCAATGTGACACTGTAAAATTCGCTCTCAGAAGCGGCAGGAATTCCCTTGACAGGTTTAGCTTCAATCGCATTTTCAGCGTGGTTAAAAATGACGTTAAACTCGCGCTGATCACTGGCATATTCAAATTTCAGTGTGAACTCTTCACCCTGAAGTGCGGACCAGTCTTTTAAAGTGGATAACACCGATCGCTTCACCCAACCCATGCCATCTGCTGCAGGCAGCAAAGTGATAGGGCGCCCTGATTTCTTTTTGCCTTCCTGAATAATCAACGTGCCATCTACAGCACGCTCCTGAGTCTGTTCGATCGGCTTCCAGTCAAATTCATCCGACCATAAAAAACCGTCCTCTAATGGGACGGTCTCATTGGTTGATTTACGTATTAGTTTCATAACACTCACATCGCTCGTTTTAGTTGCTCAAGCTCACTAAGAAATTCATCAAAATTTCCTTGGTTGCTTTCAGTGACTGGTACGCTAATGGTTCTACCATTGATGGTGATATTGTTCTGCACAACTCTCTCCTTGGCTTGCTCAACAGTAGCCGTAGGTACCGCCACATTAACTTCAGGTGCCAAAGCATTTACTGATGTACTCTTGGTTCCAGACTTTGCGGATCCTTGACCTGCCATATACCGAGCCAGCAACTCCTCAACTTTCTTGGTACCGAATGCAGAGGTTTGACCATTGCTCAACAACTTCTCAAATGCCTTGGCTGTGTATTCATCACCACGTGCACGTGCATCCATTGCCTTATTCTTATCAATTTCCAAACCTTGATTAAGAATGTTTTTGGCAATCTTGGCGGCTTCGGCTTCGTCATACCCCATACCAGATAGCTTAGATTGAATATCCATCACATTGTAAGTAGTGAAATCAGCACCTACACGTTGAGTCTTATTCTCCTTCTCAGCTTTAGATCGAGCATCCATCATCTCGTTCCATGCTTCGATTGAACTTTGGGCTTCCTGTCTTGCAGCATCACCCAGTTCACGGTATCCACTGATCGCTGATCGGGCGGAGTCTCCAACGCGCTCATTCGCCGAAGTAAGGTCATTCATCGCAGAGACAGAAGCCTTACCTGTTGAATCCACTTCAACTTTCATATCCAGCATTCTAGCTTGTGAAAGTATCGTACTGTCAGCAACCCCTTTATTAGCAGCTATCGCTTTTTCAGCATATTGCTTAAACGCTTCTTGCTGCTGATTTAAAGTTGCTGATCCGCTACTTTTAAGTGTTTCAAAAGCCTCTTTGTATTTAGCTGCAACCACCTTTAACTGTTCAGGCGTTTCCATTCCGAATACAGAAAATGCTTCCGCAACTGAATTAACCCCCGCAGTTGCTTCATCCGTACGCTTTTTTAAGTCAATTAGTTGCTGTTCAGCTTGTCTAAGTAGACCATCAGCAACCTTTTCACCTAATTTAGATCGCAGGCTTTCAATGCGTTTTTTTAATTCCTCAATCTCTTGCTGATTAGTCGAAGTATCAATGGCATTCGAAATGCTGGCACCCAAAGCACGACTAACATCAACGCCTTCACTTTCTAACCCCCCTAAGTTTTGAACCAATATGCGCACATCGTTATTAGCTTTGGTGAATGCCTCTGTGGACTCTCCCTTTAACTCTTCGTAACTTAGTCCAGTACGGCGAATTGCTTCGTCCAGTACCGCACCTTGGACCATGGCGGCAGATTTAACCGAGTTGGCATATTGGACATGAAGAGAACTTGCCTCGGCTTGCAACTTGGTTATATCGTCTTGATACTTTGCAACACTTTTTAACCAAGCCTGATATTCCATATCTTGATTGGCTTTTTTCCAGTTATCCAGCTCAAGTTGCTTGGCTTTAACCTTGGCATTCGTTGCTTCAATCTGCTTTTCAATGTTGACTGGTATTGCTGCAAGCTTCCCTTGAAAGGCGACCAGATCCTCATCTTTAAGAATGCCAGATAAAGCAGCTTGGATTTGCTCTCCAGTGGCTTTCCCCTGTGTTTGCAAGGCGATAAGTGCTGTAATGCCATTATTGATACCAGTGGTCGTATCAAAGTTAAAACTCTTGGCGATGTTCTCCAAGACATTAACAACACTCTCACCTGCCTTTACCTGCTTATCGAATTCATCGACCATCAGCTTCGATGCTTCGTTTAAGCCGAGTGCAGCATTTTTTGCAAGTTCAGTTGCGGCAGCTTTACGCTTATGAGCCTCAGCAGCCTCTTCAGCCTTTTTCTTGGATGCCTCTTCTTGAGCAGCTAGTTCCTTTTCTGATTGCTCTAAAGTCTTATTACCATTTATTAGCAACCAACCCTTAGCAACCAATTCACCTATTGCCTCACCAGTGTCAACAAATACATCTTTTACCATTGATCCAGTAACAATCACGGCTGCTGCAGCGGCACCATAAGCGCCAAATCGTGAAATCACCCCAGTTAAACCAGATGACATTCGAGAGAATGTCGGGAGTGCTGTTTCAACTGATGCTTTGATACCTGTATGTGCTACAGCATTTGCTCTGGCCGCATTTGCATTAGCTAACTGCGCTTGAGTATTAGCAACTACTGCAACGGTTTCTTGCTGAACAGCTAAACTTGCAGCACGAACACTATTTGCCTTATCAAGGAATACAGCAGCCATACCTAGAGCTTTGTAAGCAATGAATGCTTGAGCTGCAAAGGTGAGCGTTGAAACCAGTTGGTCGAGATTTTCAGCGATATATTTAATCGCCTCTGCTACACGTTGACTGATGCCGTGTGTACGATCAAGTTCACCAAGATAAACCATCCATGAAGTTTTTAAATTCTCAGTTGATTTACCAATCGTTAATGGGAACTTCTCAAACTCCGCGCTAATGGTCCTTGTTTGACTAAGTAATGCCTTAGTCACCACATCAGTTGTCAGCTTCCCATTATCAGCAAACTCTTTCAGCTTACCAATCGTCACTCCCAAGCCATCTGCGATTGCCTCTGCAAGTCTTGGCGCCTGTTCGAGGACTGAAGCATACTCTTCCCCTCTGAGAACTCCCGCTCCAAGTGCTTGATTCAACTGAAATAGTGCAGCCTCAGCCGATTCAGCAGAAGTTCCACTGACTTGGATTGCCATGTTAATGACTTCGGTAAGTTGAAGTGCATCTTTCTGAGTAAATTTGAACTCTTTACCGGCTTTTAATAACTTGGCATAGAGATTAGCTGTTGCCTCAAGATTTGAGTTTGTTCGAATTGCGACTGCAATAACATCATCTAGAGCTTGCTCTAAATTCCCATATTCTCCTACTGCAATTTTTAATGTCGCTATCAGGTTTTTATAGTTATCGGTAGTTTGTGCCATTTCCTGCGCGGTAACACCAATACCCAAGGCAGCTAATGCACCTGTTAGCGCTGTAAATCCAGTCTTAAGGCCTTCTATATTATGAGCTACAGCTTCGGAGGTTGTTCCTGTCTCAGCAAGCTCTTGATTCGTCCCTTCTAAAGCATGATCTAGGCTATCAACAATTGGAACTGCCTGCTGAGTTACAGCCCTAAACTCACTCATTGAGTTATCAGCTAAGCTTAGTGCACGCTCTAAGCTAGTTACACGCTCTTTTGTAGCATTTAACTCTTCAAGAGTAACGTTATCCCCAGCATCAATCAGCGCCTGCCATGCATTGCGTGCAGATAATAACTCTCGCTCCAGGGCATCTATTGCAGCTGCACCAACTGTAGAGATTCGCCCCACTTCCTTGGTTGATATAACGGCCCCATCACCCATGCTTTCAATAGCACGCGTAACATTCTGAACCTCGGTAGTTATTTCCGTTAAATCTACCGTGGTGAATCTCTGTAATTCAGCAATTACTTCACTGGTTGCTTTGTCTAAGCCTGTCATAGCATTGGTTGCGACAGACTGGTATGAACCAAATGCGGCCTGAACATCTTGAATAGAGCTTTTAAGATCAGCTACTCGATTAATGGCATTACTAATATCCGTTGGAGATGCTTTTGATTGCGATAAGCGAACCAATTCAGCTTGAGCCTCAACCAATTCATTATTGAGTGATGCAACCATTTGTTGGCTTTGCATCGACATTTCACGGATCTTCGTGCCGCTGATTGTGCTTTTGTCACCTAAATCGGTAATCTCTTTGGTTGCTTCATGCAAACCCTGCACAAGCTCGGTTACTTTTACCTTTTGAGCTTCGCTTTTAATGGTATCAAAGACCTTAACCGTAACATCTTGGGCTTGCTTGGTGTTCGATACATAATCCTTGGTGTCTGCATCCATCACCAACTTAAAAGTTAAATTTTTTCCAGACATAGAAACCTCAAATTACGGGCACAAAAAAACCACCTTTCGGTGGTTGATAGTTATAAAACTAAAGATTATTGCAGAACTGTATATTCAACTCTCACTGTCCGGTCTTCTACAATTTCATGATGAAGCAATCTGTAGTGTGGATTTTCAATAAAAAACTCATCCATTAATAGCATGGCTTCCCTAAGTGTCTCTGCTGAAAAATCTTTAGTGATAACCATGGTTGCTTTACCTTGGGTATTTCCCGTTGGTAGAGCCTTTACAATCGACCTCAATCTTATCCATTGTCAGGGTCTTTCCATCAGGCATCATTGGAAATTGTTTTAATGATTGATAGTGCTCCATGCCATCTTTAAAGCATTCAGAATATAGGTCTTCTGAGCTTTTAGGTGGTAAAAAACTACCTGTTTTTATAAATCTCTCAACACCAACATAAACGATCATGCATAAAAATATTACCGCCATGATTCCGACAACAATGCTGCCAGTCACAATCACAATCCCCATCACATCAAGCTGAAAATTCCGATCTTTGGTATCACGAGCCAATGATGGAACTACTCTATCACTCCCACAGTTTGAACAGACACCCAACCCAGTCCTACGCCAGATTTCATAGATCACACCAGGAACAAAAAAGAAAATAAGAAGAACAATAGTAATTAGAAAGTTGCCACGATTCTTAGACCACCCTATGTGGCCACAGTTGTTGCAACTTACGCACTTATTTGCCACTTAGTTACCCTTATAAAAAGTTATCAAATTGCTTATGGGTTATTTGTCTTTATCACTATCTGTTTCGATGGATGCCCCGCTAAAAATTTCAGAATGCATGCATGTATAATAACCAATATGGTAACACTCTATATTAGTGTGAATTTTCTTATTTAAGTACAAACCACTAACCATTGCAAACACAAAAGCACCTAACAAAATCCACCACTTAACAGCACTTGTGTATTCCGTCGATTTTTTTAAAGAGCTTACCCAAGTAATCAAGACTATCAGCACGCTTAGGAAAGAAATCAGAAGTAAACTAACAACAAATACCAATACAGGAAGATCAAATTCAGATTTTAACAATTGGACTGTAGCATTTGTTAAGCTAATACCTCCAAATACCGTAATGATAATAGATGCAAAAATACCTAAAATTGTTATGTAGTTAACTAAACTGTTATCAAAAATATCTTCTGCTTTTTTTGCGACTTGTTCCGCATTTTTGGAAATCTTATCAGCTTCTTGTGCCGTATTTTTTGCTACTGTGGAAGTATTGCTTGCCTGCTTCGCGATACCCTTAGCATCATTTGCTATTCTTTCAGCATTTTTAGCTGTTTTAAGCATGAATTTCTTTTGCACAAGTACAAGAGTTATGTGCATCGAGAACTTCTCGTAACAATCTAAGATATGCTGAATATTAGGCAAGTACCAATATTCCTCTCTAATCTCGTCCGCAACAGTTGTAACAAAACTCTGAAATGCATTGTTATGGATGTCATCAATTTCATGATTAAAAATTAATTCTGAAATATCCTTGTATGGAAGTTTATAGAAAGTCTCACTTCCAACCTCACAAATAAAAGAATCTTTAAAAAAAACAAATAAGAAAGCTGCCTCACTTACAACATCTCTATCGTTAAATTCAGCAGCATTCAGATGATAAAATATTAAGCTTTGTAAATCTTCATTGGTTTCCATTAATAATTTCCAAAACGACTAAATTGTTTTGGCTGCTTTTAATTCTTCAAGCGTATACGTCAGCTCCTTGACGCCTGCCATGATGTCATTTTCAAAATTCTTCCAAGCATCTTCTTCGTGAGTCATCTCAACAAGATCAAAAGCCTTCATCTTACTCAGTTTTGAAACCACAGTAATAATTGTGGACTCGATTTCAACGTCGTTATGAAACAAATTTGGATTGAATTCAACCGTAGCTCTACCAAATACTGCTTCTGCTGAAGATGATGTCAAAATGGTTTTTGGTGTGCTTATGTGATTAATACCATGGGTCTTAAATTCATGGTAAATCTCTTTTACCACTGGTCCAAATTGCCACTTTTGAAACTGTTCTGGAAAAAGTATTGTGTTGTGTTTTTTTAGGACTGCTGTATATACATAATATAAAATTTTATGGAGCTTTAATGGGGTAATTATCCCCAATTCATTTTTATTAACAGACCAAATAATGTAATTTGCAACATCAATAGCTTTATATTTATTCATCCTTTAACCTCACCTATCTAAAAGCCTAAAAACAAGAAATGTAAAATAATTACTTACATAGATGGCGATGTGTGACGTTTCATTTTTAAACTCAAAAAATTAGTGAATGTTTAAGAAATTTCAAGAAAAAATGCTTTCTTGAGCGTTAATTAAATATGAATTAATAATTGAATGCAATCAGGAAGGGGAAAAATATATAGCCAAAAACTTATATAGACCGTTCTGTCACCCTGCATGTTATCTAAGAATTGATACAATAGATCTTTATTACACATTCAATTCATCAACAAAACTTTTAAATTGCTTCGCTGCTGCATGCTGAGCCATGCGAATAATATTGGATTGAGTAGCAATGCCTTGCTTTTCACGTTTCACTACTGCTTCGGTATAAAGCTTGAAGGCCCCATAGCTCATATTCATGATGCTTTCATGGCTATGGCCATTCGATACCAACAACTGAAATGAGTCAAACCAAGTTGAACCCTGATCGTTGGTTTCACCACGCTTCTTACGACGTTTTGATTTTGGCTCTTTATCAATGAAATAAGGCTGATTAGCTTTCAGAGCTTTTTCCAGTAGTTGAATAAATACTTCCTGATCTTGAGCCGCTTTTAAAATCGCTGGATGGTCCAGATCAGTAATCAACTGAAGCATCACTACACATTCAATCAAATGCTTTTGCATCAGTTTATTGAGAATTTCATCTGAATAATCACTTACATTGCCCAGCGCGTTCTTAATGGGATCAGCTGCACCTACCCATAAGTCAAACTGACTCATCTGGATTTGCCGAACCTCAAGCGAGACATCATCAATTTCAAGGCTCAAGCTACGGTTCGCTGCAATAAAGAAATCATTCATGATGGAATCCTAAAAACAGGCACAAAAAAAAGACGCTGATGCGTCTGGTATTCTTTGTGCCTGTGAAACATTAAGCGGTCACGGAGAAACGATCAATATGGCCGAAGATACTCAACTCTGCATCATTTGCCTTTGTAATATCAGCTAGACACTCGCCTTCAATGTTGTAGCTGGCAAAGTCTTCATGAATTAAGTCAAACTCCGTATCCGGTGAAAGCTCAAGACGCCACAATGTTACCGCAACCTTGTCACCCTGATAGGTATCCACCCCTTTAAAGAAGAAACGGTATTCGTCTCCAACATTATCAGCAATGGTGGTTCGTGTGATTGCTCCAGCACTACCAGACCATTTCACATCAGTAATATCTTCATTAAAGATTACTGTCCCAAAAACTTCATCCAAGGTGTACTTATCTGCTGTAATTGCGGCATCAGCAGGACCTTTGAATGTTACAGCAGTAAGGTTTCGAATCCCCAGGTCAACCATCTCACCTGCTTTGACCGCACCAATAAGCTGATCAGCAGGAGTTGAAGCTGCAACTTCAATTGATTGACCACTCAAAACCATTGCTAGGTTTGCTTTGGTCACTTCTTCCAAAGTACCACTAATCGAAACACCTGTTTGTTTGCGCAGTACAGCGTCTTTAGCACGCATACCTGTTTTAGATTCGTAATGGTCAGTTGACTCGGAACTAATTTGAATCTGAAGCTCTGGTGTGCTCCCAACGGGTAGTAATGCTGCGGGCTGGCCATTAATCATCTTTGCTAAAAACATTTCCCCTTGTAAGGAAATTAAATCAGGTTTATTCGCCATCAGCTTTTACCTCTTTTGCTGTTTTGGTTTGTACAGCAGGTTTAGTCTCAGAAGCTTCTTTCACCTCTTCAATCACTCCACGCTGCAATAAGTCTTGGATCTGTGCGGCGGTCAAACTACCCACAATATCCCCAGTACGAAAACGCCCGACTGGTTGCCGGGCTTTGTATTGCTTGGTCATATAATTTCCTATACGAATGTTTTTGATTCAAACACCAAAGTGATATACACACAGGTGGTCGAGTAATCTTCCTCTATGGCGACCAAATCCAGTGGCCTTACACTTGAATCTGGTTTCCAACCGCACAGAAGTTCCAGAACCTTTTGCGTCAATATCCCAGCGCGGTCCAGTGCTTCAGCACCATTGCTAAGCTGTGAAGCAGCATGCCGCTCAACAACAGTTACCTCCCATTGTTTGGCAAGCATGTTGGTTGATGATCGTCCCGCATCATCCACCTTGCGGACACGGCGGTAATACACTTGTGCATTTGGGGTCACCTGCGTGATTTCGGTGATTTTTGCTGAATTGGCAGGTGTATAAATCATCTTAAAGTCAGCAATTTCACTGAGCTTATCCGCTATTTCAGTACGAACAGCAAAGAAGTTTTCTGCATCACTCATGGCTTAAATGCTCCACAATAATATCCATCACCTCGTTTTCATCGGATTCCGTGAGACCTAAGAAAGGACGACGAGGCATATTGACCTTGTACGGCTTACCCATGGTTTCCTGCATGAAGTTGGATCTCGATTGACGTACAAATCGATTCCCAACAGTACCGTCACGCCCTTGTCGAAAGTAGGTTCTTCTCATACGAGCTTCATGATGGATCTCGCCACCAAAATGATGAATAGCTGCATACTCAACGTCTGTTCCAATCTCAATACCATTTGAAAGGACGTTGTGAGTAATGGAGTTCATCAAACGTGATGTATCTCGGAGAGTGGTCCCGCCTTGGCGAGCTACACGACCAGAAATACGCCACTTGCCTTCTAAGCCTTCACCCACCATCCAACGGCGTCGAATGTTGTTTGAGACTGTAGAACCTATCGCTTCAAATAGTTGCTGCTTAGTTTGATCAAGCCCTGAGAATCGCTCCAGCGCTTGTACAATTAAAGATTCACCATCTGCCTGAATGGTGATGCCAACACCAGCCATAAGCACCTCACTTGATGCTAGGCATCATGTCTAAAGTTGCATCACCAAATACACCACCACGATATGTGCTGCCGATCGGCATCGTTGCTGGTGCATTCACAGGCTTTTCTTCAGTAACTTGGTTTTGATTATCGAGAATGGCCAAGACATTTTTTCCATCCCGAACACCTTTTAAGAACTCTTTGGCATCTTCATAGCGCTTCCGAACTTCTTCGGTAGGCTGCTGAAAGTACAAACGATAGCGTGCAATATCACACGCTAATCGTTTTAAGTTGTTCGGGGTGCTTGGTAGTGGCAGTGTGTATTTGGCAGCAAGATAGCTGTCAATTTCTTCACTTGCGTCTTGTATAGCATCTTGCACTGCAGTGCCTGACGAAGGATGCATACTTTCCAACTGCTCGATTTCATCTCCAAATCGCTTGGTAAGTTCTTCACGCGTTGCATACATGGATCACCTACTTATTTTTCAGTTGGCGTTGTAGCCTTCTTAGCCTCAGCAGTAGCCTTTTTCAAAGCAGCTTCTGAAGCATTTAGCGATTTTTCCAAAGCTTCAACCTTAGCTTTCAGCTCTGCGACTTCTGCATCAGCTTGGGTTTTACCAGCAATTAGAATTTCTTCATTCGCTTTCAGCTCTGCGACTTCTGCCGTAAGACTTGCTAACTGAGCTGCGGTGCCATCAACCTTAGGTTCCTTGGGCGCTTGATATTCTTCAATAGCCCCAGATGCTAAAAGGGCCTGAATGCGGTCATCATTCAAGCCCTTGATTTCATTACCCGGCATAAACTGCCCGATGGATTGCTTTGCAATGTACTTTGGCATCTAAGCCTCCTTATAAGGTGATGAATCCAGTACCGCCACAGATACCATTTTTGTTGCTCGGAACAACAAGCGGTGCTGATTCTGTAAGAAGCATGATTCCACTTGGATCTTCTTCATACCATTGACGATCAAAGTATTCCAAAGCCAAGCCATTTGCATGGATGTTTTCGATCTTACATTGAGTGACATAACCATTATTGTCAGCAATCAATGCAAAGTAGTCTTGCGGAATAAAGCGCTTGGTCTGACCTTTGTTTTTGTAGGTAGCATCATACGTCCAGATTTCAATGTCACCCAAGTAGCCTTTGAATTTGGCTGAACGTGAAGCATTGAGCTCTGGGCGGTACGGAACGCTAATGCCTGCATACGGCGCTACAAACT